TATTACACCGCCTGCAGTAATTGGTGGACCAAATGTTTCGTTATTAGTAGAACACGTAACTAAAATAGCAGGATTACCTGAAATAAATTCAGCAGGGACACTAGTAGAACAAAGATATAAATTCGCAACTCGTTCTTTTGCTGGAGCAGTTCCAGATAAAACAACGGCTGACTTGGATATTACATTTAGTGTCAATTTAAATCAAGAAAATGATGCATACATCTATAATATCTTAAGAGCATGGAATGACCTTGCGTATGACCCATTAAGTGGTAGACAAGGATTAAAAAGAGACATGGTTGGCGAAATGGCAGTTATTGCATTTAATAAAGCTGGAGAAATATTTAGAGAATGGAAGTTTCCAACTCTTATACCGGCAGCTGGATTAACTGCTTTAAATTTAGACTATACTTCAAATACACTATATGAAGTTAGTGCGAAATATAGAGCTGACTACTGGACAGAATCTAGAATAGGTCAAATCACTGTTTAAAAAATTAAATAAGAATGGAAATGTTTAATGCACATCGTCGAGATATTTTAAATTTCGATAATTACATGGACCTTAAGAAACCAGGGTTTGGTGGACCAACGTCCGCGATTGCACAAAGAGATGGAAAAGGCAATAAGATTAATAAAGATCCTAAACTGGCTGGATATGCTAGAGTAGTTGAGCGCGATCCTGCATTTTCTCACCCAGTATACGATCCTACTTATAAAGCAATGACTGGTGATTTGGTTTATAAACAGGAAAAGAAAAAAGCCTTTACCTATGACCACTCAGTAACTGGAATTCCAGTAGTTGAAGTAGGAGAAACGAATGAAGGTTTAGCATTTAAATCATTTACTTCTTTTATTAACGAAGGAATGGAAGATGTAATTGACGACGAAGCTGCTCTTAGAGAATATGAAACTGCGGATGAATTTGAAGAAGATGAAGTTGGAGCAAATCCAGTAGCTGATGAAAATCCATTTGGAGAAGAGCCGACTGAAGATATTAAACGATGGTTGGATGGCTTAAAGTCTGAACAAGGTGCAAATCCAGTAGCTGACGAAGAATACGATGAATATAATGAAGAAGAATACGACGAACCCTTATTTGGACCAGATGAAGACGAAGAATATTAAAAAGAAAAACCTCATATTTTATATGAGGTTTTTCTTTGTTTAAACATTAATTACTCTTAACTCGACCGGAATAGATTCGATTGGGTCAAATTCTTTTGATTCTATTATAGAAAAGGTAAATTCAATTGCTGAGTATTCTGAATTCATAAATTCAATAGTATTTAATATTGAAGTCAAAGATAAGTTAGAATTAAGATATACAATAGTTGTATATTTTTTATTTTTAACTTTAATTGCTTTATCGAGAAGTTTCTTAATTTCATAATTTAATAAAAAAGACTGTACCTTATTAGGTATAATAAATTTCATATTGAATTTATCTTTGATTAGTTTGCTTACATTTAAAATATAATCTCCCTTTTCTTTTTTACTAAAATTAGCAATAAAATTCTTGTATTCTCTAACAAATACAACTTCTATTTTTCTTTTTTCTATGATATCCATCCAATTACAGTTGAGTTACGCTTATTCCCGCTTCTCTTAATATTTTTATACCAGATAAATCTCGGTATTCTTCTTTGTAAATAACTAACTTTATTCCAGATTGAATAATTAGTTTTGAGCAATCTCTACATGGTGAATAAGTAACATATAAAGTAGCTCCTTCTGTACTTTGTGCTGACCTTGCAACTTTTAACATTGCGTTAGCCTCTGCGTGTAATACATACCAATGAGTATTGCCATTAGCGTCTTCACAGTCGTTAGAAAATCCTTTTGGAGTTCCATTAAATCCATCAGAAATAATAGTTCCATCCTTTACGATTAGAGCGCCTACTTTTTTACGATTACAGCAACTTAGAGTTGACCACTCAGTTGCCATTCGCAAATAGGTCATGTGATATTTAAGATCTTTTGAAGTCATCGTATTTTTCTTTATCTGATTTATACTAAGGAAAGTTTTGAGGAAATAATAATGCGATTAGTGAGACAATTCCCATCCAATTTAAATAAGTCAATTTAATTTGTGAAAGATATTGTAACCCAGTTACTAGGTAGATTCCATGACACAGTGCTGACATTATCAGCATAAACATACGAGTCTCAGTAATATTTTTAAAAATTTTCATAATTATTAGTTTTTTATATTATTTGAAATCCAATTAAATAACAAGTCGGTACCTGAGTATAAATTATTGAATAGTCTAATAAAGTCGGTAGTCGTTTTAGATTCTGCAGTAATAAGATTAGAATTAACTGCTGGAATATCTTCTGGCGAAAACTCTGATTCTAACATACGATTAACAATATCAAAATGTCTTTCATAGATATGAAGAGAATTCGCGATATGAGTATAGGTTCCCATTTCTAATTCTGGATAAGTTTCGCGTAAATGATTTAGCATTTGAGATTGTAAAATAGCAAAGAACGCAATATCCGTAGGTAATCCTAAAATAGCATCATTACTTCTCATATGAATCGTAAAATTTAACTTATTTTTTCTAATTTGAAAAATACCATACATTGTACATACAAAATCTTTATTTTCTGAATGCTGGTGTATCGGCAGATTAAAGTGAATAACTGCTTGTCGAGTATCCTTGTCCTTAATTAAAGAGTTTAGTGCCCATTCGTATTGAGTTACACCGTGTTCATTTGGGCTTGCGAAAAGAAGGTGGCCATATGAAGAATTAACAGTTCCGTCTGGGTTCTGAATTGATTTCCAAAAAGCAGCATATTTTGAAATCCATTCTACATCACGGCGACCCATAAAATACCACATAAATTCAGCAGCAATATATCGATATTGCGATGAACGTACGCTGTTATTATAGAGACAAGATAACGGATTTTCTAATACGATAGCAACGTCACAGTTTTCATTAATTTTCATATCACGAGGCTGGGTAATATACTCTGCCGAATTAGATAAGTCAGTTAAGATTGCTTTGTATATGTTTGCGAAGTTATCGCCTTGATAGTAGTTCATATTAAATCAGTTTTAGTTTTATACACCTTCTGGTGTTAAAGTTTTAGAGTTATTAACTATTTGCATTTCTGAAAAATGGTCCTTGGTTGTAACCAGAATTTTAGCATCAAAAAATTCTTCTGGTAAACTTTCATGCGAAACGACAAATATGGTCATGCCATAAGTATCTGCGTACTCCCTAAGAATTTCAATAGATTTGTAAACATTTCCTTTATCAAGAGAAGCAAAGATTTCATCAAGAAACATTACGTTCATGGTACTATGCTTCATTTTAATAATTTCAATAAAAGCAAGAAGTACGATTAGGTTCATCTTTTTTCGCTGACCACTAGAAAGGCTTTCCTGTGAAACGTCCATTCCTAAATAGGAAATTGTTGGATTAAAGTCACTGTCAAATGAAAATTGAAATTTAAATTCTAATCTTTCAGATATTTCAGTAATTCTAGTATTTAAGGCAGGTATAATTTTATCAATCATGGACTTTTTAATTCCGCTGTCTGATAATAGGTCATCTAGATTTAAGTACAGTGAATTTTTATCAAGGTGTACCTGCTGAGCGGAAGTATCCTCTCTTATTTCAAGCTTTAAACTATTTACTAATTCTTCGAATGCAGCTGTCTGGTCAACAACTGGCGCCACATCTATCTTTTTTAAATCTTTTTGTAAACTTTGAATATCTGCCTGTAATTCATAATAAGTGGTATCTAAATCGCCTTTAGTTATTAATAAATCAGTAACTTGGCTCTCGTCTTTTTCTAATAGTGCAGAATATGGGTCAAGGCTTGCTACTAATTTTTGATATTTAGTGTCAATAGCCTCTTTGGTTTTAACTGCAGTATCTAGAGTTAAATCATTTAAGCAATGCGGACATCTATTTTTTTCATAGATGTCAATACGCTGTTTAAGCTGACGAATATCTGATTTTATTTGAGATACCTTTTCAGTATTAGATTTAATAGTTTCATTTAAACCCTTAATTGTAGAAGTCAAAGTATCTCTTTCCGTTTTAACAGTATCAAATTGGGCGGTCTTTTCCTCGATTAGAGAGGTAAGCGCAATACGGTCATCGTCTATTTTCTTAGTAATTGCGTCCTTAATATTTGATAATTGAGCGGCAGTATTTTCTAATTTTTCACTACTTTTAGTAATAGAAGAAGAGAGTATGTCAATTTCTTTTTTAGTGTCTCTTAAGGTTTCTTTAACTACTGTTCGCATATCAGTAAGAATATCAATTCCAAAGATACGGTCGACTATTTTTCTCTTATCTGCTTGTGTTAAACTAACAAACGATTTAAAATCATCAAATGAAAGACTAATCGTATTACAAAAAACAGGAAAAGGTATTTGAGCTAGTTCCTCTTCAATAAAATCATCAACTTTACGTTTATCTGGTAAGTTATGGGTAACTCCATTTATCTTAACATCGCTAAAGTTTGGGTCAACTCCTCGAGTAATCTCAATAGCGTCGCCATTAGTAGTAGTAAATTTTATTCCAGTCTGAGCATTACGATTA